AGTGTCGTGGCAGGCATCTTCCCAAACTACTTTAACTATCGGAAGATTGTGCTTCATTCTTCTTATCTTTTATGGCATGGAACCATTTCCAGACAAGCCAGCCGGACTGTAACACAATGTAGAGCAGGGTAGCAACTGCCACCCATTCATTCAGAGTCAGACCGCCAACGGTCACAGCCGTTGTAATTACTACAGGAGGAGCAGCCTTTGCAGCTTCAACAAGTACGTCTGACTTCTGTTCGGGTGTCATGGCATCTCAGTCCGTTCTATCCAACTTGTGGTGTCCTCATCCCATGAGTACATTTTACCGTCAGTTGGCATTGCTACTGGAGCTTCCCACTGTGCATCAGCGTTAAGAAGCCAGCTAGCAAAGGGCTTAGGCGGCACAAACGCATCTATATCTGCTCGGTAGGTGTAGCCTATGCCAGCGTAGTTCTTTCTGATGTTGCCGTTGTAGCTAGTCTGCTTCCAAGTACCACCGAGAATCTTCTCAAGATGCGCTGCGCCGATATGCTCTTTCTCAACACCAAAAGCGTCAGCCGTATCTTTGTTGTCAACCACGACAACTTGCAGCACCAAACCGTTTTCGTCTATGCGAGCAAAGTGACTCATTACGCCTCCAGCCTAAGTCCAGTTAAGTCCATTTCTTCCCCGACAACACCGACAGGGAAGGTGTTAAACGATAGTGAGATTCTTGTGTCATTGCCTTCTACTGTCGGAACCATGTGCGTCAGGCTTGATGGAAACAGAATCAGCTTGCCGACAGTCGCTTCAAACCACCATGACTCTGAGTTGTACGGGTTCCACTGCTCAGGTGGAAACTTGATCTGCTGCCAGCCGTCTTTGTAAAAATAAATCCTGTCATCAGGGTTTGTCTGCACATAGAACACGCCTGAAATGTAGCTATTCGGGTGAGCATGTTTGTGATGGTATTGCCCAGGTTCGCTGTAGTTACACCAGCTTTGAGTAACTCTAAGGCTGACATTGTGCTTTGGGTTGACTGTGCTCTTGAAGTAATCCGACACCGCATCTTCTATAAACGAACGTAGGCTTGTCAGCGCAGGATCGCGCAGTACAAAGTTGTTCGTGCTTGTGGTGTTACCCATGTTGGGTCTTGTTGGCAACTCACGGATGAAGAACAGTTCCTCATCGCTTAAGGGTCTGCCAAGCTCTGCAAAGCCTACAGGGATGGGGAATAAGTTATGCAACTGCACGTTCAAATTCCTCACGGGCAACGCCCATCTCTTTCAGTTGCTCATCGGTGTAGATCGTTGGGATGCTGTCCTCAAATTCACGAATCTTGTCAATGACCCAATACACTTCTTCAATGCTTGGGCATGGCCGTGGATCATCCCACCGAGTAAAGACGTTGTTTGATATTTCCCACTTTGCACCTGGACGAAGCAAGTGTATGGCTGTATCAATGCCTAAAAATTTATAAACTTTTGTAGTCATGTTATTGATTGATTTTGATGATTACGATACCGGAGCCGCCTGCGCCGCCTGCTCCTGCTCCAGGGTTTGGCGTACCGCCTGCGCCTCCACCGCCCCCGCCTCCAGAGTTATTCGCTCCGCTTGCTCCTGGAGTGCCAGCAGCACCTCCTCCGCCAGTACCGCCTGTCCCATTCGTTCCGGTGTATTTACCACCACCCCCACCGCCAGCAAAATAATTTCCACTTCCTGATGTTGAATCACCGCTTTTGCCAAAACCGTTTGCGTAAGAAGGGCCAACAGAACCGATTCCGCCATTACCACCATTAGCAGCCCCGCCAGTACCGCCGCTTCCTCCAGAGCCACCTCCACCACCACCACCATCTCCCCCATTACCGCCGCTAGTTCCTTCAGATGGGGTGTAACCACCTTCGTTTCCAGGGCCGCCCGTACCTCCTCTGCTACCTCCTCCTGAACCGCCAGAGCCTCCAGCAGGAGTTCCTGGAGCAGCCCCTGAACCGTACCCACCACCTGTTGATGAAATTGTTCCAGCAGGACTGCCAATCGGAGCTGGCGCAAACCCAGATGGCCCAACAACAGATGAGTTAGTCCCTTTTACACCGTTGGTGAAACTAGAAGAAGCTCCACCTGCACCGCCACCGCCAACGGTAATTGTTAATACATCACCCGCAGTAACTGATAATGCTGTTCCAAATCTATAGCCGCCAGCACCACCACCTCCTCTTCCTGAGTAGTTCCCCGAAGGCAAGCCACTACCACCGCCACCACCTGCAACGATCAAATAATCAATACTCGTCACACCCGTTGGTACTGTCCATTGTGTAGAGCCTTTGAATACAAAGACCGTAGTCGGCCAGATGCCTTGTTTCTGAGCAATGAACTGCTCCATCAGCGACCAAACACCTTTAGCGGAGCTTAGGGAGGGAATATTTGCGGGGCCGATTATCCCGCCGTTACCTCTGGGCATGGCGACTCCTAGCTAATATCTTCGTAAGAACAAACCACTTTTAAATCACTAGCCGTTCCCGCTGTAGCACCTAGTGAACGATCTTCTTCAAGATAAATGTAAGCGTCTTTATCAATCACCACCAAGGTAGAGTCAGCAGGAACAACTACTGTAGATGCTATCTGTGTAGCCGTACCACCTAGCGCAGCAGCAGAGTAAAAGTTAATCGTAATCTCTGCGTTGCTAGTTCCGTCTACGTTAGCAACATAAAGCGAGTTGACTTTTAAGACCTTGCCTGAACTTGCAGCGTTACTAAGAATAGACGTTGCAGACGTTGATGACAGGTCAACCGTTACGGTCTTGCCGTTGATGGTTGTCGGTGAGAGTAGGTTTGGAGCTGTCATGTTTATTCCTATCCGAAGATCATTCCTGCTGTTACTGGGCTAAAGCCACCACCACCCGTCGCGGCAATGGTTATAGACCCCGTTCCGTTTGTGATGGAAATGCCAGAACCGGCGGTAAGCGTTGCTTTTGTAAGCGTATTGCCTGTTGAATTACCAATCAACAATTGACCGTTTGTGTAGCTAGTTTGACCAGTCCCGCCGTTAGCAACTGCTAATGTACCAGCAAGCGTAATGGTTCCTGAACTGGTAATTGGCCCACCCGATGTTGTGAGTCCCGTAGTACCACCAGAAACAGCTACTGATGTAACAGTTCCTGTCCCAGTGATTGTTGACCAAGATAAAACACCTGAACCGTTTGTTACTAACGCCTGACCATTAGTTCCGGTTCCCGCTGGAAGAACAAAAACACTATTTCCGCCAGAAGATGGGGCTTGCAAAGTTACGGAATGAGACGAGCCATCAAAGTAATCTAGCTTTAGACCTCCGCCAGAACCATTGGCTTGTTTAACATTGATTGAGTAACCAGCAACGATCCTACCGTCATTAGCAAGATAAGCGTCGTAACCACTAACACCATACGAAGTAAGCGCATAGTAGGCATAACTACTGGTAATAGAATTTGTGATTGATGTACCGGATGTGCCGATGTATACCGCAATAGACGAGTTATACGAAGTACCAGGGCCGGTTACATCGCCGCCACCCGCTGGCGTAGCCCAAGACAACGCACCGGAACCGTCAGTCTTTAAGAACTGCCCGTTAGAACCATCAGCGTTAGGTAATGTAAAGGTTACGTTAGCCGCAACCGTTCCAGGAGCCTTAAGACCAATGTAATTACTAGAGTCGGTGTCAGCAAACCGCATAGCACCAGTTGCGCCTAGCTGGACGTTTACACCGTCCCAGGTTAGGTTCGATGAGCCACCAAAAGACCCTGAGCTATTAAACTGAATCTGAGTGTTAGATCCACCAGGAGTCGCAGACAACGAAGTCCAAGCAAGCGTTCCTGATCCGTTTGTTGTTAGTGCCTGACCGTTAGAGCCATCAGCACTTGGAAGCGTATACGTAACGTTAGACGCTACCGTATCAGGAGCCTTGATGCCTATGTAGTTACTTGAGTCAAGATCCGCTAGACGAAGCGCACCTGTAGCACCTAACTGGACATTAGAACCGTCCCAAGTAAGGTTTGCAGAAGCACCAAACGCACCAGAAGAATTAAACTGAATCTGAGTGCTTGATCCCGCAGGATTACCACCAGCAGCACCCCAGGATAGTCCACCCGACCCGTCAGACGTAAGGACATTCCCATTCGTTCCGTAAGAGGTCGGGAACGTGTAGGTTTGTGTCGAGGTAGATGCAGAACTTGATGGTTGTAGACGTAGCGTCTTTGTGCCTGACCCTGCGTCTGCTGACTGGAGTTCAAGGTATCCAGAAGTTCCTGCTCCTGTGTTAGCCGTAACCTGCATATAGCCAACAAAAGAACCCTGGCCGGTATCTGTGATGCTTGCAGACGAACTCTGAATGAGTTTGCCTGTCGTACCGTCAAACCTTGCAATACGGTTATCTGTCGCACTACTGGGCCCAGAAACATCACCCGCTGTTAAGGTTGCGAACTCAAGCGCAGAACCACCGGAGTTAACCTTCAGGTATTGATTGGCAGATCCTAATGCAGTTAACCCAGTACCTCCGTTAGCTACAGGCAGTGTTCCTGTAACGCCAGTCGTTAAAGGCAATCCCGTGGCGTTGGTTAGCGTACCAGACGAAGGTGTACCTAGCGCACCACCGTTCACAACGACAGCACCAGAAGAACCTACGTTGACCGCTAGAGCAGTCGCTACGTTAGTTCCTAGTCCTGATATACCCGTAGAAACAGGAAGACCTGTGGCGTTGGTTAGGGTTCCCGATGTCGGGGTTCCTAATGCACCACCGTTAAGGACAAAGGCTCCGGCAGACCCTACGCTTACACCGAGTGCAGTTGCTACGTTTGTGCCTAAACCCGATACGCCTGTAGATATTGGTAGACCCGTGACGTTGGTTAACGTACCGGAAGAAGGTGTTCCTAATGCTCCACCTGGGGCTATGTAATCCGTTCCAGCAGAAGCCGCAGTTACAACACCAGAGGTCGCCTTTAAGACACCCGTGGTTGTGGCTGCACGAATGACTTTCCCTGTGCCGCCATCAAAGATCGCTAGCTGCGCGTCTGTTGAAGAAGCAGGGCCAGATACATCACCGCCAGTCGAAAGCGTTGCAAACTCAAGGGCCGTTCCACCTGAGTTAACGCGCAGAACTTGAAGGGCAGCACCTAATGAGTTAAGACCCGTTCCACCAGACGTAACAGGAATCGCTGTGCCGTTGTAGGTAAGCGAGATGTTTCCTGATGAAGTAATCGCAGAACTTGCAGTCAAGAACGCAGGAGGCGTAATACCTACCGATGTGACCGTTCCTGCGCCTGTTACAGAACCCCACTTAACACCACTTGTCTGCGTGGAGTCAGCAATAAGGATCTGACCATCAGTGCCTACAGGAACGCGAATGTTCGTCGTCCCTGAGTTAGCAATGATGTCGCCTTTTGTGGTTGTCGGTGCTAGAGCGTTAAACGCTGCGTCTTTAGCACTCTGACCAGTACCGCCGGCAGAGATCGGGATTGAACCCGTTAACTTGGTCGCAGAAAGTGAGGTAATCCACGCAGGATCAGCATAAGAACCATTCGTATAGACACCGTTGGTTACGGTTGCTGCGTTGATGTTCCAACTACCGCTAGCACCAGAACCCGATGTTGTGACAAATGCACCAGTAGAACCTACCGCTATGCCAAGAGCAGTTGCTACGTTCGTTCCCAGGCCCGTAACGCCCGATAAAGGCATCCCTGTGGCGTTGGTAAGGGTAATGCTCGACGGTGTTCCCATCGCGCCGTTAAAGGTCGTAAAGGCTCCAGAAGAACCCACGTTAACGGCTAAGGCTGTAGCTACATTAGTGCCTAGCCCTGAAACGCCCGTTGAGATGGGCAGGCCTGTCGCGTTAGTTAAGGTCGCGGCAGAAGGAGTGCCAAGGTTAGGGGTTGTCAGGGATGGTGAGGTTGCGCGTACAACGTCGCCAGTTCCCGTAGAACTGGAAAACGATAAGTTACCTGCTCCGTCTGTGCCTAAGACTGCATTAGCAGAACCATCCACGGAAGGCAAGACAAAGGCTGTATTCGATGAGATGGTTGCAGGCGCACGAAGTTCTATGTAGTTGGAACCGTTATCTGCGTCCTCACCAAACCTTACGCGACCTGCGTTAGCCGTGACACCTGAGACCGTAAGAACATCGTTCGTTGTGAAGGTGTCGCCATCGAGTCCAGCTTGTTGATTCTTAAGCTGGCTCATCAACTCCCGAATGGCATTATTGATGTTACTAGGCGCACAACCCTCGGCAATGTCGATACCGTCGATGTCGGTGTTATTGCCTGGAGTTGAGGAAAACTCAGAGATCTTTGTCTTTGCCATGTTTACTCCATCAACTCTTTCGGCTGCTGCGTCTGGTAAAGCATATTGAGCAATCCTTGATACGGGATATTCGGGGCTGCTGATCTAGCACCTAACAAGCCACGTTGTAATTGTCCCATGCCATAGGCTGCTTCTCCAACAATTCTAGGCGAAGATGCCAATGCAGTACCCGCAGCCAATGGGATACCGCCAGCCATAAAGCCCATGCCGCTAGTAATCGGTGCAGTCGCTCGTTGAATACCTCTTGGCGTTAAGTCTGACATAGCCTGTCCAGCAAGCGCAGGCATCAATTGCCTACCACCTTGCTGCTCTAACTGTCTTGCAAGCCTCAGTCGTTCGCCGTAATTAGTGTTTACGTTGTTTCTCATCAGGCTTTGTAACTTGCGTATCGCGGTGTCAGCAGAGGCTTTCTGACCTAAAGACAACGCACGTTCAATCTCACGGATAAGATCGCTTTGATCCGTGTATTGCTTCATTACCTTAGCGTAGGTTGGAGCCTGATTGGTTATCTCGCTCTTTATTGCGTTGTAAACCTCTCCGACCGCAGTCCTTGCTGTTTTAGCCTCAAACGGAATACCCTCTAGTACATCACCAACTTTCTGTTTAAGAGCATCCAAACCTTCTGGTGTATGGTATTCAGCAGGGTCTAAAGCCTTCCATTCTTCAATGTAAGTTTGTGCTTTGCCTAATTGATTGGCAGCAGCCTCGTTTTTAACTTGGCCCTTGTACATCACTTTACCCATAGCATTGCTAACCGCGTTATCAATGCCGGTGAAGTCAAGGACTGTCTTGTCGTTTCTGATGTTGACCATGCCAGAGCGATACTCTGCTTGCTTGGCCTGTTGAATATCAGACAGGTTTTGCTTGGCAATATCGAGAACTTCAGTTGCTCCAACCTTGCCCCGCAGATTCTCTGTAAAAGACTTAGCTTGCTGTCCTCCTGCTTTGCCAGCCTCAAACGCCTGCTGGATTGCCTCCGTTCCTACACCAGTCGTAGACCCAAGGACTGCTTTTGCACCTCTTCCAGCAGCCCCAGTACCGGCAGCAATGGTTCTTCCTGTAGCTACTAGCGGGTCTGTTGCGTAGGCCGCTTTAGCGAGCGTTGCGGACACGCCACCGGCTTTAGGGGCAACCATTGCACCACCAGTAAGAACCGTGGATATATCCGCAAGAACTCCAGCAGGATCGGTAGCAATGGCTTTCTTTGCGCCTTCTACACTGCCGTAACGCTCGGTATAGAATTGACCTACCTTGTTGGCAAGTTCCC